CCTTAGGGCCTCCCTGGCGTAAATGCCGCGCGAGAGCGTTCTGTTGTAGAGTTAGATGCAGTGCACCTTGGACTCTACATCCTCTATTGATTATCCACAAGGAAGACCATCGATGACTGATTCAGAGGGATATATTACTCAGGTGAGAGAGCGTAGCCTTAAGGCGTTCACTAAACATGAACCTCCGGACGGGCATAACTCTTTCACTGTTAAGTATTTTCCAAGGAGCGAAGGCCCCTTGGTTCAATCCACTGATATCTTGTCAGCCAAACAGCAAACTTGGTCCTTTCGGACCAAGCTCGGTGGGGCATATGAGATCGACCCCCGTCTGCTTATAAGGCAGAATCAGGAGAAGAACTTATATCCTCATGATACCGGTCATGAATTCTACACAGAACTCGATGGGCTTCAAACCCATCATGATTCTTATGTAGGAGTCGGATTCAACGGCTCTCGTGTTGAGGGTCCGTTGATCTCAACATCAGTATTCGATTTTATGAATGCTGATTTTGATCATCGGTATCAATTTGGTCATATCGACCTCGGTACAGGAACTAAGTTCCTGGAACGAACTCGACCGACTAAATCCGCTGCGAACGTCGCACAGGCTCTACTCGAACTTGTAGTAGACCTGCCTCGTTTACCCTTTGATGTGATAACCCGCGACCAGCATAAACTGCAATACCTCAAAAGAGGTAGTGCAGAATATCTGAATGTCGTTTTTGGTTGGTCACCTCTGGTGAGCGATGTACTGAGATTTTGTAGAGCAATTGTCTATTCAGACAGTATTCTACGTCAGTACCGACGTGATGCCGGAAAAACAATCCGGCGCAGTGCTAATAACCCTGTTGCTACGATTACTACTAATCTCGGTACCAGAAATGGTATCGCGATGCAGTATATGTCGTATGGCGGGGTTGGCAGTGGTTTCTACAACGACCTTTGGGCCGCTGGAGAATCCGATCGCCTTGGCGCTGAAACCATAACCGATACCATTACTGAGAAGTATTGGTTTTCCGGTGCATTTTCGTATCTTTTCTCTGGAAACGATAGTTTCCTGGAGAAGAGTGCGAGATATGCGCAACTTGCCAATAAAGTGCTTGGTGCACGTATTGACATTAAGGTGCTATGGGAGATTGCTCCATGGTCTTGGTTGGCCGACTGGTATGGTGATATGGGCGCCTTTATTGGCGTCAATAACTCCATAGCACAGGACAACCTTGTTGTTAAGTTCGGCTATTTAATGAGAGAATCTCATTATACGCGGAACTGGTCACACACTGGTCTTACGTTCGCATTAAGCGGACCGACCGGTCCTCTCGAAACTACTTACTTTCGTAAGAAGAAAGAGAGGGTACGTGCGACACCTTATGGATTTGGCATTAACCCTGATGTCTTTTCTGGACAGCAGTGGGCCATATTGGCTGCTCTTGGATTAACCAAGGGCAACCGTCGATTCTGGTGGGGTTGATCACCCTATATCAGAATCTATGTTATCCATCAGGATAGCATATCCAATTTAATAATAATTCAATTATCAATTGAATAGCACAGGAGAATAACATGTTTACTGACCCTCAATCCGTCACGATTTCTGGCACGG